GTCGAAACTGGTCACCGATGAGGAGCGCGCCAACAGCGACGACCCCCTCAGCCCGGACGCCGACGCGATCTCCTTCTGCACCCGCGCCGTCGCGCTGAAGCGGGAGGCGGTGTTCGCCTCCAACTTCTTCGCAACCGGCGTCTGGAACACGCAGAAGCAGGGCGCGGTGGACTTCACCAAGTGGGATTCTCCGGTGAGCAACCCCGCGTCGGACGCGATCACCTGGATGCGGACGGTGCAGGAGGCGACCTGCGGCTACAAGCCCAACTTCATGGCTATCGGCGCCCCGGTCTTCGACATCCTCCGCAACCACCCGGATGTGATCGACAAGATCAAGTACACCAACCCCGGCTTCTCCGGCGATGTCACCAAGCAGCTCCTCGCGCAGTACTTCGGTATCGAGCGCGTGGAGGTCGGCGACACCGTGACGGTGACCAGCCCCAAGGGCGCGGCTACCACCACGAAGGCGCAGCTTTACGGGAAGCAGGTTCTCGTCGGCTACGCCACCCCGCGCCCGACGCTCCGCAGCCCGACGGCCGGCCTCGTCATCGCCTGGGACGGCGGCACCGGCATGGGCCGGGATGCGCGCGGGATGGCCGTGCGCCGCTGGCGCAACGATGAGCGGCGTGGCGATGCGTTCCAGTGCAGCGCGCACTTCGCCATGAAGCGCGTCTCCCAAGAGTGCGCGCTGTTCGCCTATGATGTGGTGACCTGATGCGCCGCATCGCCCTCCTCCTCTACAGCCTCGGCGCGACGGTCTCCGCGCTGACGGGCAACGTCACCCTCACGCTGGGGACGGTCGGCAGCGGCACGGGCGCATCGCCCATGTTCCAGTTGCTCGACCCCAACGGGAGCAACCGCAACGTCCTGCTGCCCGCGCTCCCCGGCACCAACTCCGAGTCGGTCGGCGTCTGGTACGTCATCCGCAACACCGGCAGCGCCAACAACCTCGTCATCAAGGACAGCACTGGGGTCACGACCTACGCGACCCTGACGCCGGGCGATTGGGTCTGGATGCTGTCCAGTGGTTCGACCGCCTCTTGGCGGATCGTCACCGGCAGCACCGGGCTGACCTCCCTGACCCTGAGCGGCGCCCTCACCGCCGCCAGCGCCAGCATCAGCGGCGCCCTCGCGGCGGCAGCTTCGACCTTCACGGGTCGGGTCACTACCACCGATGGCGTTGCCTCCGGTGATGCGCGGGTGGTGGGCGGAAACTCTCACACGAAGCAGTCCACTACCACCCTGACGAACAGCAACGTGGAGACGACCCTCGCGTCTCACCCGCTGCCTGCGAACACGATCAAGGCGGGAACGACTGTCCGGGTAACCGGGTCGGCGCGGGTCACCAACGGAACCGGCAGCACCACGCTGACGGCGAAGCTCAAGATCGGCAGCACCACGGTCTACACGCTCGGCCCCATCGACCCGGCGGCGAACGATACGATCAACTTCGACTTCCTCATCACCGGCCGGGCAGCCCCCGGCGCGGCGGCAGAAGTCGCGGTCAACGGCGCGTTCATCTACACCGTCGGCGGGGCCGATAGCAGTAAGTCCGCCTGTCTGGCGCCCGCGAACTACGCCACGAACGGGGCGCTGACGCTGGCCTTCACCGGTCAGTGGTCGGCCTCGGATGTGAACAGCATCTCCTGCGAGAGCTTCACCGTGGATGTGGTGGGCTGATGACCTGGACATGGGGGGGCGATCCCGGCGTCACGACCGCTGCACAGCGGCGGGATGCCGTGCGCTCCCTCACCGGGGATACCGTCTCCGGGCAGGACATCACCAACACGGACGAACAGATCGCGTTCTACCTGCTGTCCTACCCGGCGCTGACGATGACGGCGGTGCTCATGGCTTCTGCCGACGCCGCCGACGCGCTTGCGGGACGTTCCGCAGCGCAGGCGGATTCCGTCAGCATCGGGAAGACGCGCATTGAGTACCGGGACGGCGCATCCCGGTACCACACCCTCAGCGCCGACCTCCGGCGCCGCGCCCGTACCGGCGTCAACGGCTTCTTTCCGCAGGGCATCAGCGTTGCCGCCAACGTCAACTCTGCCGCCAACAGCGACACCGTTCAGCCGCAGGCATACGTCGGCCGGGACGCCGACCCCGGCACCTTGCCCGCGCTGTCTACGTCTGAGCAGCGGGGTACCTGATGGCGCTGCCCTCCATCCTCGCCCGGATGCTGACCGCGACGGTCTACGTCGCCAGCGTCTCCGCCCGCACCGCCAGCGGTCAGCCGACATGGGCAACCCCCGCCGCCTGCTCTGCGCGGGTAGAGCAGTCCACCCGTCAGATCCAACAGACAGACGGGACAGTGCTTCAGACCACCCATTGCATCTTCCTCGACACCACCCGCCCCCCCGTGCGCGGCGACCGCCTCTGGCTTCCCGGCGATGCCCGGACAGACGCCCTCGCCCGCATCGTCCGGCATGTCGATACCCTCCCTGCTGCCCCCGGATCTGGAACCTCTCACTACGAGGTGTACGTCTGATGGCGGCTGTATCCATGAAGCTCATCGGTGTCGCCTCCGTCCGCCGCCGGTTGCTCGCCGTCAAGAAGTCCGGCGCCCGCGCGATCAAGGCCGGCCTCCAGGATCTCGGCGCGCAGATCACCGCCCGCGCGCAGGGCTACACCCCGGTTGAGTCCGGCGCGCTGCGTGACTCCATCGCCCCGACCCTGCCCGCTGAAGACCGCTCCTTCCTGAGCATCACCGTCACCGCCGGAGATGCAGCAACGGAAGCCTATGCAATCCGGCAGCATGAAGACCTCGCCCTCCAGCACCCGCACGGGGGCGGCCCGAAGTTCCTGGAGCGCGCAATGCTCGACTTCGGCAGCCCCGCGACCGGCGGGCAAATCGTCGGCGCCAAGTTGCGCGCAGGGATGGCCTGATGGGCGCCCCCGCCACCCTGCCGGAGCAGGTCGTTGCTGCCCTTCTGGCGACGGCGCTGAGCATGACCGTCGGCGTTGACCTGTTCTCCGGCCCGGAGCAGATCGGCAACGACACTGGCATCCCGCCCGCCTCCGTCTTCTGTGCGACCTACGGCGGCGCCCCGCCCATCCCGTTTATCGGCACCTCCACCGATGTCCGCACCATCGCGGTGCAGGCAACCATCCGGGGCGCGACCGGAGACTACGAAGCCGCCCGCGCCCGCGCGTGGACGGCATGGCAAGCACTTCAGCGGGTGACCGCCCCCGCCTCCGGGTATATCGACATCCTCTGCCAACAGAGCGCCCCGCTCTACATCGGTCAGAACGAGGTCGGGCAGCCCCGGTTCACGATCAACGTCTATCTCCGCTACGAGGGGTAACACCATGTCTTCCGCAGGATATACCGGCGCGATCACCATCAGCACCGATGACAGCACCTACAACGCGCTGAACGGGATCAAGTCCATTGACACCCCCTTCAGCGCTGACGAGCTGGACACCACCGCCATCGGCGGCAGCCAGTGGCGCAACAGCATCCAGGGGCTGAAGAGCATGGACATCACCCTGGACGGTGACTACCTGCCCAGCGACACCGCGCAGTCGGCGATCCGCAGCGCGTTCACCTCCGGCGCCACGATCTACGTGAAGTGGCTGATCGACGGCACCAACGGCTTCAAGATCGCGTGCAAGGTGTTCGAGTGGACGCCCGGCGCCGCCGTCGAAGACCTCGCCTCTGTGAGCTTCAGCCTGAAGTCCCAGGCCGCGCCCACCTTCCTCCCGTAGTCAGGAGCGCCCATGTCGGCAGCCGGATACTCCACCACGCTTGAAAACACGGGCGCGTCTGTCAGCATGACCGCCGAGGCCATGTCTGGCAGCGGCGCCGGGCCGTATCAGGTGACCGCCGCGAAGCGCGTGTTCAATCCGGCCGCGTCGTTCACGTTCTACGATAACGGGGTCGCCATCTCCTCTGGCGATATCGCCTCCGTTGACTACCTTCTCGGGAAGGTGACGTTTACTGGGAGCAAGACGGGACCGATCACCGTGACCGGCGCCTACCTGCCCCGCCTGACGTTCGCGGAGGCCCGCTCTCTGGATCTGACTTTTGCGGCCGATGAGCTGGACACCACCATCTTTGGCTCTACCGGCTGGCGCACCTCGGTTCAGGGATTGAAGCAGGCGTCCGGCACCATCGAAAGCCTGACGCTGATCGTCACCGATCTTGACCCCGGCGCCGGCTCCCGCAAGCTCAGCGAGTTGTTCACCAACGGGACGCAGATCGTCCTCTCCGCCATCCCCGGCGGGTCGGGCGATATCTACCGGTTCTTCATCACCCTGTTTGAGATCGCCGAGGGCGCAGCGGTTGAAGATCTGGTCAACACCTCCATCCCCTTCGTTTCAGAGTCCGTCCAGGCCGCAGACGGTTCCTGGGTCACCGTGTCTATCGGCACCTGACCAGCGGCGATCACCCCTCACCGGAGCAGCACCCATGCCCCATGACGCAGCCATCCAGCCCCCCGACCTCCGCGCCCACCTCCTGCGCGGCGCCACCCCCTTCCGCTCGCAGCCCGTCACGCTGCCCGATGGCTCCGTGGTCATCGTGCGTGAGCCGACCTTCCGCCAGCGCAGCGACATCTACAGCGCCGCGCTGAAGTCCGGCGGGAAGGAGATCGATGTGGGGAAGCTGAACATCCTCGCGCTGATCCACCTGTGCCGCAGCCCTGACGGTACGCAGGTCTTCGGGCTGGCGGATAAGGATGTGCTGGAGGCGTTGCCCGTCAGCGACCCGCTGATCAGCACCGTCGCCCCGGTCTGCGTCAGCATGTTCAACCCGGCCGGTGAGGGGGGAAACGGGGTGCCGCAGACCCCGCCGAGTTCCTCACCTGCCTGATCGCCGAGGCCATCGGCTGCCACCTCCATCAGGTGGACGCCCTGCCCGCCCATGAGGTAGATCGGTGGGCGGCTTTCTTCGCACACCGGCACAAAGAGCAGGAGAAAGCGAGGAAGAAGGCAGAGGCAGAAGCAAAGGCAAAACGCGGCAGGAGGTAGCATGGACGTAGGCAAACTGATCGGACAGGCCATCATTGACGCGCAGGCGTGGATGAGTGGCATTGATCAGGCGATCAGCGGCCTCCGGGATCTGAGTGCTGCTGCCGCTGCTGTCGGCGCCGGAGTCGCGGCCGGGATCGGCGGCCTCGCGGCCGTCGGCGTCGAAGTCGCATCCTCCGCCGGGCGCGCAACAACCGCCCTCGGCGTCATGATGAAGGACACCGAAGCCGCCGCAGCCATGATGAAGGACATCCGCAACCTCGCCGCCGCGACCCCGTTTGAGTCCGCCGATCTGGTTGCCGGCGCACAGTCGTTGATGTCTATGGGCTTTGCCGCAGAGGAGGTCATCCCCACCCTGACCGCCCTCGGCGATGCCGCCGCTGCCGCCCCCGCCGGGATGTCCGCCGCCCTCCCCCTGATCGTCCGCGCCTTCGGGCAGATCCGGGCGAAGGGCGTTGTGAGCATGGAGGAGCTTCAGCAACTCGCAGAGAACGGGGTCGGCGCAATCGGGATGCTGGCGGACTCCCTCGGCATCACCACCGCAGAGGCGATGAAGCGCGTCAGCAGCGGCGCCATCGATGCCGGGACGGGACTCAACGCGCTGATGCAGGGGATACAGCGCGACCTCGGCGGCATGATGGCCGCGCAGTCACAGACCCTTGACGGGGTACTGTCCACCCTGAGCGACACCTTCAAGAACACCCTCGGCGACATGGCGCAGCCCCTCGTCGCCGCCCTGGCTGCCGCCGTCCCGGTCGCAAGCGACCTCTCCGGCGCCATGCTCGCCGGGCTGGAGCCGTTCATCGCCGGGATGACCTCCGCCGTCAAGCAGGCGACGGCGATGACCCGGAGCTTCGGGGAGGCCACCAAAGCCGCGCAGGAGATGGGCGTTACCACAGTCGCCAGCGTCGGGCTGGCGGTCGGCGTCGTCGGCGCCCTCGGCTACGCGCTGACCAGCGTGGTTGAGGGCGTGGCTGCCGTCACCGCCGCTGTCGCCGCCCTGGAAGCCGTCGCTGCGCCGCTGCTTGTCGTTACCGGCGTTGTCATCGCCCTCGGCGCCGCCTTCTACGCGCTCTTTGCGTACTTCGGCAGCGACGGGGAGAACGTCTTACAGTTCCTCTCCCGCATGGCCGGGCTACTCTATGATCAGATCCGGCCCGCAGTAGACGCGGCGTGGACGGCCTCGCAGGCGTTCATCTACGGCTTCCTCGCAGGCTTCGGCGACATCACCCCCCTTGTCGCGCAGGTCGGCGCCGCGCTAGCGCACATGACCAGCATCGCCCAATACGCCCTCTCCGTGCTTGCCTCCGTCGATTGGGCCGCATGGTACCGCCTCGGGTCGGCTATCGGCGCCGTCGCCTCGTTGCTTGCGGGAGCCGTCGTTGATGCCGCGTCAGAGGTGTTCGAGGTCTTCGCCGCCATCAACGACCTGTTCAAGCCGCTGATTGCCGGTATCGCCCGCTTCGGCGCCGGTATCGCAAAACTGGCCACAGGAACCGGAGGACTGCGCGCCGCGTTTGAGGACATGGCGACCGGCATCAGCGCCATCATCCTGTCCCCCTTTGTTGCCCTCGTCAGCCTGATCCTCAACGCCGTCTCCCTGTTGGCTGGGGAGATGGCGGACATCTTCAGCATGGTTCCTGGCGCAGAAGGCATCGGCGCCGCCTTCCATGACTTCGCTGACCGCGCAGCGACGGCAGCCGAGAAGGCCTCGCAGACAGCCGCCGATCACATCCGGGGCGCGAAGGCAGCGACCTTCAACATGGAAGCAGAGGCCGGGACGGTGCAGATCCCCGGCTTCGACATGGAGGCAGACGCCGCCGCAGCCTCCGCCGCCCGCCTGAGCGCGGAGATGAGCGGGGCAGCAGGCGCGGCAGGGGACTACGGCAACGCCCTCGCGCACCTTGCGGGACAGGCCGAGGGCGCAGCAAAGACCGGGAAGGCTGCGCCCGTTGACACCTTCTGGAGCGATGCAGGCGCCGCGATGATCAGCGCCGTAGACGAGATCGACAGCGCCACCCAAAAGGCAGCGGCGGACATGCAGGCGGCGTTGGCGGATTTCGTAGCCTTCGCCCGCGCGCAGGTCACCGGGCAGGCGGCTACCGGCGGGACGGACATCGGGGGCGCCGTCACCGCTGCTGCCGACGCCGCCGCCGCCGGCCGGGACTACCTCGCCGGGCAGGCAACCGGCATTGTCTCCGCCGCAGCCTCCGATCTGGCGGGTGTCATCGCTGCCGGTGTCGAGGGCTTCGCCGCCGCCGGCCCAATGGGCGCGGTCGCTGGCGCGCTGTCGGCGCTGCTCATGTCCAGTGAGAGCTTTGGCAACCTCTCCGCCGCTTTGGGCGTCATGTTCCAGGGCATCGTCACCGCCCTTGACCCCATCGTGAAGGGCATCGGGATGTTGTTGATCGCCGGGATGCAAAACTTCGGCACCGTCCTGAAGTCCATGTCTCCCCTGTTCGGCATCATCGGGCGGATTATCGGCATGATGGCCCCGGCGCTCATGGCCCTTGGCGGCGCGCTTCAGGCGCTCGGCTTCGTCTTCAGCACCGTCGCGGCGATTCTGGAGCCGATCATGCCGATTGTGGAGTTCGCCTTCAGGGTCTTCTACGAGGTCATGCGGGCGATCTCCCTGGTGATTCTGTCGGTCATGTGGGCGATTGGCATGGTCTGGAACGCGATCCTTGACGCGATCCTCGCCGTGCTGAACGTCATACAGAAAGTGTTTGGCGGAATGAAAAAGGCGATGGAGTCCATCGAAGCGATGAAGATGGACACTGACGGCGCCGCCGACGCGATGAACGACCTGATGCACAGCAGCTATGACAGCGCCTATGCGACTGCTGAGGCTGCCGCGCAGACAGCCATGATGGGCGAAGCCGCGCAGGCGGCGACGGAGAGCCTGTTGAACGTCCCCAGCGGCTACAAGGTCGCCCTCGCCCGCTACGAGGCGACCGCCGCGCAGACGACGATGGGCGCGGCGTCCGGCATGGGTAGCGGGTCGGGTACCACGATCATCGTGGAGAGTATGACAATCGCCGCACAGAACCCGGAGGATCTGATGGAGCAGATGGCAGCGGCATCGCAGACGGCGGTATTCCGCAAGACCGGGATCGCCCTGGCCCGGCAGGCGCCGCGCTTCAGCGGCAGCGGCACAGGAGGTTCCTGATGGCGTTCCTCACCGTCAACGGGGTGGAGATCCCCATCGCAGAGGGGGAGGCGTCGGAGTCAACCGAGCGCATCGGGGAGAACCTGCGGGCGTTCTCTGGCGCGGCGATCTCCACAACGCGCGCCTGGAAGCGGGGATGGAGGTTCCGCACAACCCCGCTGACCGCCGCCCTCGCCTATGCGTGGCTGCGCCTCCTGCGCGGCGAGGGGCATAGTTGGAGCTTCGACGACGCGACGTATTACCTCTACAGCAGCAAAGGGCTGGCCCCCTCCTCCGGCACCGGCACCCGCCGCACCTCCACCCCTGCCCCGCACACCGGCAGCGCCTACGTCCGCCTGAGCGCGGGCGCGACCCTGACATACCCCACCGCCCTGATCGGGGCGTGGACGCTGATGGTGTGGAGGTACGAGTCGGGCGCGTGGCACAACTACATCCTGTGCAGCGACAGCACCAAGTACCGGGACGGCGCGGTCTATGGCTCTGCCATCGCCTTTCTGTCTGTCTCCGGCACCTCCGCCGTCCTCGGTGACAGCGGCAGCGGCGCGGTGCAGGACTTCGATGAGTTCGCGGTTCTGCCCTTCATCGCCCCGGCGGCGTGGGCGGCGATATGGGGTATCGCAACAGAGCCGTTCAGCGCGCTGCCCCAGCTCGCGTTTGACGGAGACTTCGTAGAGGATGGCCCGGTCTATGGGGAGGCGCCGGGGGAGGCAGCAAAGAGCGAGTATGTGGGCTTCCAGGACAGCACCGTTCCCGCATGGGAAGCTGCGGGGCGGCGCCTGTCCTTTGATGTCGAGGAAACATGAGGACGATCAGCACCGCGCAGGAGGCTGCCCTCGCCAGCGCCGACCCCGCGCTCTGGATTCGCGTTCGGGTCGCTGACGCGGGCGGGACGCTTCACGACCTCGGCGATCTGTTCGGCGTGGATTGGCTGTCCGGCGCGACCTGGGGAGAGGACGTAGACGGGCGCGGCATCACCGCCGACATCCAGATCATCCGCGACCGCTACAACGACTCCAACGCCCCGTGGAGGTCTACGCGCGCCAACAACCTGAGCGGCGCGGCGCTGCTTGCGCTGAACCGGGAGATCCGCATTGAGACCGCCGTTGTCCCGTCGGCGATGACCCCCGGCGCAGGCGATTGGATGGAGGTGTTCCGGGGCGGGATTGACACCATCGATCCGGCGGGGCCGCTGATCAAGGTTGGCTGCCGGGATCAGATCCGGGGGCTGCAAGCGGTCTGGATTGAGACAGAGGGCGTCTACGGCACAGCGGGCGGGACTGCGGTCGAAGGGGAGATGCAAGACATTCTGGACGATGCCTGGACGGATCTGACCCTGCCCGGCAGCGCCCCGGTCATCTACACGCCGACCTCTCCGGGCTGGATGATCTTGGAGTTCTTGACCGAGAAGCAATCCCTCCTGGATCAGCTCACCCTCCTCTCCGATCAGATCGGATGGCAACTGCGCTACCGGTGGGACGCCGGCACCTCCGCGTATCGGCTGACCTTCTACAGCCCCGACCGCACCAAAGCCACCGTTGATCGCACCTTCACCCCCGATCAGTGGTTGGACATCTCTACCCTGTCGATCAGCATTGAGAACATTCGCAACGTTTGTGTTGTGGAGTGGAGCGACCCAAGCAGCACCGACAGCAGCGGCCAGCCGATCCGCAACAAAACAACCTCCGTCAGCGCACCAAGCATCGCCGCTTATGGGCGTCAAACCATGTTCATTTGCGAGGATGCGGCGAGCAACATCAACACCTCGACAGAGGCGACGGCGCTTGCGTCCGCCTGCGTCAGCGACCTCGCCGAGCCGACCGCAACGATGGCGGTGGAGATGCTGTTGTTCCCGTTCGTGGAACTGGACGACCGCTACACCTTCACCGCAGACAACGCCCGCTTTGACACCGATCAAACCCTCACCGTTGTTGGCTACCGCCACAGCGTCGATCAGCGGCAGGCGCACACCCGCCTGACCCTGCGCGGGTCGGTGCCTTCGCGCGGGACACAGGCTTGGACGGAGATGGGCGCGTTCCGGGGCATCGGCCCCATGCAGGTAGAGCATGGGCCGCTCGCAGCCGCGCCCTCCGTTGTCGAGGCCGCAGGCGGGATGCGCGTCGTCTTCCCGCGCTCCAACCTGAAGATCGACCGATGGGAGATCCACGCCGGGGATGTCGGCTTCGCGCCCTCCACCACTGACCTCAGCACCGTCGTCGGCAGCGGGCGCGGGACGGCGTTCAGCATCCCCATTGATTTTGACCGGATGCCCGTGGACACCGCCCGCGATATTGTGTTCATCCCGATTGACAAATGGGGCAACCGGGGCGCACAGCAGCGCGTCAGCAACGTCAGATCCCGCAGGGCAGGGACACACCTCGTAGACACCCCCGCCCGCGTCGGCGGCGGCTTCCTCGGCGGCTTCTTTGGCAGCCAGACGCGCGGCACCGCCTA